ACTGATCCTGAAGTGAATTCAGACTCAGCAGAGTCTCCACCTTCAGTAGCGATCCAGCCAGCAGAAGCAGCAGCAGTTTTCTTAGGAATAACCACGTTGCCTTGTAATCCACGAAGCATAGTTGCACCAGCTTGCATTACAGAAGAAGAGTTTCTTAGAACGTCTATGAAATCTCCGCCTTTGTAATCTTCAGCGATAAGAGTTGAGTCATCACCAGTGTTGATGTCTCTAGTCCAGTTACGAAGAACTTCAGCAGGAAGCATAATTCCTTGTGCTACTTTGCCATGTTCTCTAGCAGCTTGCTCTGAACATTCGAATTCGAATTCAGCAGCTCGCTGTGCATTTCTATCAGAAGGATTAGCAAGAGCGTTGATAGCTTTTACTAAACTAAATCTTCTAACTTCTTTTGGTGTCATTCCAATTTCAGAAGGAGTTTCAAGTGGAGTGTTATTAGAAATGTTTTCCAATAATATTCCTCTGAACTCTTCAACAGATACACCTTCTTGAATAGCCTTGTCAGCTAGGTCTCTTTTATTGTGCTTTACAGCAAGATCAATGATCTCTTTTGAATTTCTTTTGAATTCAGCTTTTGCTTCGTCAGCACTTTGAGCTCTAACTTCATCAAGGTTAATTTCATTTTTAACTTCTTCAGTCATTTTAATTACCTCTATTTGAGTTTTAGTTTGTTTATTTTTAGAACGCCCAACGCCTACAAGTCTCGATTGGTCAGCAGGGATACTCACGCTAGAAATTTCTAGCGGAGACCAATTTGCTTTGTAATAATCCTCGCCATCACGTTGTATACGCTCCAGTTTATCTATTCTGTAGCCTACAGAGATATTCATGCGAATACCATCTTTGACATCTTCAAACACTTCACGAGCTAAAGCAGATTTACCAAATCTAACTACTGCAATTGTCCTTTTTGCAGTCTCATCCAGTTTGAATTCTTCAATTACACCTATTTGCTTGGTCATGTCATGATCCAAGAGAAGAGGTGCTCTTCCAGATGAAATAAACTCCATGTTTATATCACCTTCAGAATGTCCTAGCACTTCCATGCCAAAACTTCTTTCAACAGGTTCTTCAGAAGAAACACCAACTCTGACTCTACGATTTTCCTCATCAATATGAGAAGCTCTGGAAAGATCAACAGTCCTATATTTCATAGGCATATGTAATACTTTTCTTTCTTCCTCATCTTGATTCATCATAGAAACTTCCTCAGCCATTTCTACTTCTTCACCTTCTTCTACATCCTCATGTTTCTCAAACTCAACGATAACAGAGTTATCAGTTTCAGAAACGCTGAGGATATGTCTATCTTCTTTTTGCATAGTTTTCTCCTCAGTATTTTCTACTGGATGTATTTCTGATTCATTTGAATCAAAAACTGTTTGTCTTTCATCATCTTTTTTCATTTGTTCTACCAATCTTTTTGACCAGCTATAGCCTGCATCACCACCCCAGAGAGCCCATGCAATTCTGCCATTAGAAGGATAACCTTCTTCGCCAGCACTGAATCCTTCAGCTTGTTTATCAACCTCATGTCTGGAGAAAAAGCTGTACATTCTTTTGATGGTCTCATCTGATAAATTCTCACCAGCAACTATTTGTCTTGCTCTTACTGCACCAACTCTAGTTCCACCTCTGCCAAATTCTTCACGCCAATCAAGCCCTCTTTGAGCTTCTGACTTCATGCCTGCATTTGGTCTAGCCATCTTCTTCTTCGCCACCTTGTATCTTAGCTTCCACTGGTAACTTCTGACCAAATGGCTGATAAGCTAATTCAATATCATATTGTTTTGCTAACTCAATTTCTTTTTGATGTTGCTCAAACAATTCTTCAGTATCTCTGCCATAAGATGCAGAAATATCTGAATATGTAAGTGTTCCATTTTGTAAACCAATAACATTAGCTTGCATTTCTTTTAATGGATCAATCCATGCGAATGATCTTGGAATGTAATTTACTGATCTGGCAAATTTATCAAACTTGCCCATTGGTAAATTGATATAACCTGTAGAAATAGCCATCTCCAACCATGATTGGAATACTGGGTTTACAAAATGCTCAATTACAAATTGCTGATATATCTGATACATACTTCTATCTTCTAAAGCACCTTGCCTGATAGAAGAATAATTAACAGATGTTAAATCGTTAGATAGTGAGTGATAAGAAATGTTTAATCCTGATGCAATACTTCTAAGCACGCTTGTTGTAAAAGACTCAAAAGCAGATGTTGGATGATTAGGGTCAAAAGCCTTAAAGTCCATACCTGCTGGAAGCTGCTCAAAGACTCCTGCTTGAGCGTTCATTGTTGGATTGAATGTATCTTCATATTCACCATCACCAACATAGCCATCACCATCTGGTGAAGTGAAGAAGCCCATTTTAGATGCACCAACTCTTGCTGCAACTATCTCTGCTTCAAGATAACCATTAAGCATCTTGACGTTTGCCATAGCAGTTGCAATTAAAGAAACACCTCTGGTTTGTTCTGCCCTTTGTGGCATATAAGCATGAATGATTTCTTCGGCAGGAACTCTAATGTGCTGATTCTGGCTTAAGTAATTTCTATTGTAAGGGTGATCTTTATACAAATGAAAAGCCACTGGCTTATCATATTTGTCTACCTCAACACCCATCTTAACTTTGTTGCCAGTTTGTTTATAAACATCATTTTTGTTTTCGTCTAAATGATCTGATTCTAAAAACTGTAGTTGAAAGCCAAAAGGAGAATTTGGGTTTTTTATTTTTCTAACTAAAACCTCGCCATCTCTTGCCAGCGATTCTATGAATATTTTTTGACAATCTAAGAATGACAACCTGCCATTGGTTGTACAATTGCCAAGCTGAGACCATTCCTTCCAAGCTCTTTCAATGAGCAGGTTAGCTCCAATGTCTAAAGAACCATCATCGTTCCTAGCTTTGGAGCTAACTCTTATGCCATGCTTGCCGATAACATTAGATACCATTAGATTGAGGTATCTAGCAATGTAGCTATCGTTTCTAGCTAACTCTCTTGCCCTATCTCTTAGGATTCGTATGTTATCTTTTATTTCAGCATCGGCACTTGTAGATGTGGTTACAAAATCTGCAAATAATCTGCCAGTGTTAGCCCCAGTATAACTTCTTCTATAAGCCTTTCTCTTTTTTTGCTTTGGTGTATCACCACCAATGATTCTGTTATACCAAGCCATTATACTATGTCGCTCTTAGGTGTAGTGCCAGTAGTACGACCAAAATTAACTTTGATCGTATTTCCTGATCCTCTTTTATTTTTAATTCTTAATTGTTTAACCTCTTTAAGATATTCAGCTTTGTATCTATCTCTAAAAGTTAATAACTCATCTATTGAAAGTCTTGATAAAGACCTTCCAGCAATAGACATAGAGCTCTGATCCATTGTGGCTCTGTTTTCTATTACTGCTTCAATCGCATCTAAAACAATCTTTGCATGACTTCTGACTGAAGCAGAAGTTGTTGCATAGTTATCCTGTATCTCAACAAAACCTTCTTCTAATTTAACTCTTGCAGAGTCAGATGATCTGGTTATGTATGAAACCCAGTTATAGTTTCCTTTTGTGTAAGAAGCTGTGCTTGATTCTTCGATAATATAGTTATCATCAGATTCAGTTGCAGTTAAAGTAAAGTTTGCAACTGTAGCACCATCCACTAAATTGAATTCATAAGATAAAGAGTAGTCAGCAACAGGATAATCCTGTGATAAATCCTCTCTTTTCCAAGCCCAGAAATCTCCTAGCTGTAACTCAACTGGAACTTGGTTTGGATAATTTGTTGAATCAAAAGCGTTGCTCAAGCAAAAACCTCATAAATGTTTTAGATATATCTACATCTAACACTATGGTGCATTGAGATAATGTCAATATTTTTACTTAAATTAGACTATTTCCAAGAAGTAGCAAAATTACCTCTATTTATTCCTCTTTGTGGTGCATTTTGTCTTGGTTCTTTTGGTTTTGATTCTTGTGTAAGCATTTTCTCTTCAATCACATCAAAATTAGGATTAAGAATGTAGATAGATGCAAAATTATAAACAAGCGTATCTAATGCTTCGTTTCTTGGTCTGACTTGTTTCCAAACTAGCGTTTTCCTACCTCTAACAAACTTAGTGATACGCTTCTCTGCTGTAAGCTGCTTGAAATACTCTTCATCTAAGTCTGAGCAGAAATGCAGGGTTGTATTTTCTTCTTCAGCAGACAATCTAGCGAAGATAGCTTCTTTTGCACTATCTGAACCTACTCCATAGAGCACAGCTTTGTTTTTGCCTACGAAGGTAGGGCGATTGGCAATAGGCTTGCCTGCTTGCGATAAACCTTTGATTGCAAATATCCTTCTAGCTTGTCTTGGCTTGGTAAACTGATAAACCATATTGGTATGATGACCACCTGAGTCAATGGTGCAACAGGATATTGGTATCAATCTTTCAGATTCAGTTTTAAATCTCTTCTTCAAATAAGCATCAAGATCATTCCAAACATTGAGTGCATTAGGATCGCCCCAGAATATCTTGTAATCACAAACCCAAGCTTCATAGTTTTTACCCCAGCCAACTAGCTGTAACTCTAAACGATCTTTCTGAGTATCAACTCCAGCAGTTAGGATGAGTACATCTTCTGGAATTGTGGTGTAGTCATAGTTGAGCCTACGCTGCAAAAGTGATTCATATTCAACTGCTTCGCCTTGTTCTTCCCAAGACTCACCAAGAGCAGTATTAATCCAAGTCTTTAACATCTCTGGATTCTTTTTAGCTTCAAGAAATGATTTAGCCATATCTGCCCAAGTAGACCAGACTGAATAAAGCTCTGATATATGAAATCCTGCTGTATCTGATTTGGGTGCTGATGCTATCCACTCACCATGCTTAAGCATCCATTGTTTTTTGGACTCATCTATAACTGAGCCACAATGCTCACAAGCATAATTGGCTGTTTCTGGTTGATCTTCTTCCCAAACTACATTCTTCCATTTCAAAACTTGCTTCTCATTACACTCTGGGCATGGCACATGGTAGTAACGCTTGTCTGATTCTTCGAAAGCAGTTTCTATTCTTGATAGTCCTTTGATTGTTGGGGTTGAGCATAAGTAAATCTTCTTGTTCCAGAAGGTAGTTGTTCTTTTAGTTGCAAGCGATATAGGATCACCTTCTGAGCCTGCTGAAGCTTCATATCTATCTACCTCATCAGCCAACACAATTCTTATGGGTCTTGATGCAAGACCAGATGCAGAATTAGAACCAACTATGTTTAGATTGCCACCTGCGAACTTTTTAGAGAGAACAGTATTCCCACTATCTCTACTTCTTGGGTCTTTAACACAATCTCTAATCTTTTCTGAATCACGAATCATGGTGGCAAGCCTATCTTTACTAAAAGCCTGAGCCATCTGAAGTGTTGGTTGCATGATTAACATGGGGGCTGGGTCTTGGTCTATGTAATAACCAATCACATTGAGAAGAATCTCAGTAGCTCCAACCTGAGCAGATTTCATAAACACTATTCTCTGTATATCAGGATCATTAAATGAGTCCATAATCTCTTTTTGATATGGTGCTCGATCAGTTCTCCATGCACCAGCTTCTGCTGATGACTCAGGAGATAAACGTCTGTAATGATCAGCCCAGTCGCTAATCTTCAGATTCGGTGGTGGAGTCCAAGTCTGGTTCGACTTCTGAATCACCTTTCCGATATTTTTGAGGTATTCCATTTTGTGCCAACTCATTAAGTGCTTCATGCACTTGTTCTTTTATTATTAATTCTGCTTCAGCATATTTATCAACTGTAATTACTTGATGAGCTATCCTAGATGGTAAGCCTAATAGCTTAGCTCTAGCATTAGCCACATAATCTACCCAAGTATCTTCAACAAGTTGTGCTGGTATGAGTTGCCCTTCAAGCTCCTCAACCTCTAGCTCTGCTTTTCTAGCTTGAGCTGCTGTTAATTTAGTTTTCTCCTCTGCAATATCTCCAGTTCCAGACCTTTTGTGATATCCACCTAGTTTTCTGAGGTATGAAATATATGCAACCCTGCAAACATCTATATTTAGTGGGCTTCTGCCCTGTTTTGAGGGAAATATGCCGTCTCTAATGAGTTCTGAGACCCTTTTGACCGATAAGTCCAAGTGCTCAGCAATCTCTCGTTGTGTAGCCATACAGTGCGTTTATTACCCTATTAAATTTTGATTGTCGCTAAGCAAAGACTGAGCTGTCCAATTACC